TCGGCTCTGCAGGTCGTTATACTGCTCTTCGGAAAATTCCTTTCCTTCGCGGCGAAGCTCGGCTTCCTTCTCAAACTCTTCATTCGCAAAGCAGCGGATAACTCGGAGTGGCTTCCACCAGTCCTTTTCCTCACGTCCCTTGAAATCAAACTTCCAGCGGTTGTGTTGCGCCCATTTGTTGAGTTCTCCTTCTTCCTGCTCAATCTTGAACTGGGTGTAGTTCTTCGTATCCTTCTTATGCTCGTTCAGAGTTTTCAGACGGTCGCGATATTCGGGATTCTCATAAATGGAGAAAGGCTCGTTACCACGGGTGCATGGCATTTCAAAATCGAAAGGAAGTATCTGCGCTTCATCTACATGAAAGTCGATGTCGTTATACGATACGAAGTCTATCATATCGGGAGTGATACGCAAGGCTCCGTTGCGGTAGAAGAAATGATCGAGTTCCGGACCATATCCGCGATTGTATTCCACCTTGATTACAGGCAGGTTGGAAATGGATATGTTGGTAATGCTCCGGGAATTGACGAAAGCATTTGTCATTTTGTTGTAGTCGTCGGTGTTCGGGCGTGCCAGACGTTTTGCGAGTTCCTTCAGGTGTTCCGACGCATCGACGATGACGGACTGCGGCTCCAGTTCCTTCACGAAACAGCCCCTTATGCGGAGAATTCGTCCCATGGTGTCCTTTGAGTCCTTTTCCACCTCGCGGCAGTAACCTTCGGAAGCCATGAAAAGCCACAGGCGCATCACGTCCAGACGGTAGTTGTAGCTCATGAGCGTGCCTTTCTTGTCGTACTTCGGCTCGTAGATAAGCGGATTGACAGGAAGGGCAGCAGTGAGTGACTGGAGGTGAAACTTGTTCAGGTCGTAGTCGCTGCTCATGGCTTCGTCCTTATTCATCTGATAGGTACGGAAGAAATCGGTCACACTGGCACAGGTTCTCAACTCTCCGCCCTTGCAGATAACGTACTTCTCGGTGTTATACGGCAAAAAAGCCAGACGCACGTCCGAAAATCTCTTGCCGATACGGAATGAAGCATTCTTTCCGGCATTGTTCAAATTAAGAAGAACGTAAAGATTTTTCGCTATCTTTTTCTGCATGGCGTAGGTGTAAACGCTGTATTCAGTGTCGGGTTTCTCATTCCAGCATACGTGAAAGAAACTTTCTTTAAGCTGTTCGTCGCGATAGGAATCGCGCACCGCATTCAGGTGGAAGTACGAGCAAAGCGCATCGATGGCGGAATTACAGTATATAAGATGATAGGCGCGAACTGACTCCTTCGGAATATCCACCATGACAGATTTTCCGTCCTCGTCCTTCTGTTCCACTTCGGTCTGATACGGTTCTCCGGTGTTGATATTCTTTACCGCGTCAGGAACGGTCTTTCCTTTCAACACCTCCATGCAAACCGCGTCGCCGCAAAGAGTGAGATTCACATCCTTTTCTGCCAGTCCACCGGTGTAGAACACTGTACGACGGCCGCATACTCCGCTTTCCGGCTCGCTGTATTCAGGCTCGTAGATGATGCCGTATTCCTTGTCGCCCTTCGTATTGTAGATAAAGGCGAAGATAGGATAAAGCTCATGGGCTGTCACCTTTGTACCTTTGCTCTTGCCTTTGCCGGGAGTGATATACGATGCAATCTGCCAGCAGCGCATCTCTGTGTGCAGACGCTCGATGTCGAAATTGGAGTCTTTCGCGTACTTGTCGGAAAACTTCGGTCCGAAAGAATAACGATACACGGGCTGCCCTTCTTCATCTTTCAGTGCTGCCCTACCCTCACCCTTCTTATATTCATACATTCTCTCTGTGCGGCACCCCAAAAGCTGCAATGCGTACGGAGTAAAACCGTCCATGCGCTCCACGGAAGCTTCGGCAGGAAATCCGTCGGGAGAAGAAACTATGCCGTTGCGGTTCTCGTCCTTCAGGCAGTCGGCTTCAATACCGGCTATCTTGCAAAGACTCTGCATCACCTGGCGCAAGTCGTTACCTTCGACCGACATACCCGAAAGTGCGGCTTCCAGTGCAATGGCTCCATAACCGCTGCGACGTTCGTCACGAAGACAGCGCCACGCCGGAGCATTGTACAGACCTCCGCGCGACGAACCTTTGCTTATAAGGAAATGCGGCTGCCTGTCCGATTTGTGGAACGGGCAGAAATACATCACAGCGTCCTCCTTCTCCTGCTTTGCTGCAGGCTGGAAGCCGTGTGACTGCATCACCGCATTCAAGTCTATATTGTCTAATGTTTCAAATAAATCGCTCATTTTTTCAGATAATGGAAAGTTATACATCTTCAGGATTTATTCCCCATAAACCCGGTTGTCGGATAAGTCGGCTGTAAACGTCGGGCGGCCAGTAGTGGTCTGTACATTTCAGAAGCGGAAACGTAGGCCGTCTGACTGTTATCGCGTCCGTTTCGCGGTTGTAATCCATATTGACAAAGAGGTCCATGTGCCAATACACATCGCAACAAGCCAAGACTATATCGTGTAGTTCGGGTCTTTTGATACAGACTTTTTCGACAATGAAGTAATTCTCGAAATAAAGTCTGTTCATAAGCTTGTAAACTCCGCGGTAACATTCGTCGAACTCGGCCGCACCCATATCAGCCCTCATTCGTTTGAACCACGGGTTCAAGCGGAAATAATCAGTCCGAAGAAGCTTTTTCTCCCCCGTCACAAGATGTAAGCATTCCATACAATCGACGTTTTTCGTTGATAATGTTCAGAGCCGTCCACATACAGTCGTGCAGGCTGTTGTGCTTTGTCAGTTCGTCGAAATGTAGAAGTTTATCGTAAAGCTCGTTCACCGGAGTGTCGGGATAAACCAAAGAGAGCGATTCAAGCATGAAAGTACGCGCATCGCGGATATTGCGGTGCTTCCACGGGAGAGTTTCAGGAGTAAGACCAAGTACCTTATATATTGCGTTTTTCAGAACAGGAATATCGAAGTCGCTGCCCTGCACCCAAATTATAAGTTCGTCTGCCTTATGTTGCGCTTTCAGATTTTCCAGATAAGCTACGAAGTCCTCCATAGCCTGACGTATGCTTACACGCGGTTTTTCCATTATAGCTGACTTTGCCTCGTCCGGCATTTCAGACCAGAACTTTACTGTGTCCATATCGAATGCCAGTCCTGCCATAGCGCATGATGTGGCGTCGATTGTTTCATAGAAATGAGCATATTCTTCAGGACAAGATATGTCTTTCGTCATTTCGTCGAAAGCAGGAACACCGGAAAACACAGTATCTACATATTCTTCAAGCGATTCCTTATCCAGCATAAACGGAACAGCCGCAATGCTGATAATAGCGGCATCAGGCCTAAGCGATAATGTCTCAATATCCACAACAACATTTATCTTTTTCATATATATCTTTTTCTTTTATTGAAAGCCGTCTTGACTTTCAGGTTAATCAAATCGTTAACAGGAAGTCCGTAAAGTTCATAACCTCTGGCAAAAGCCACTTCCTGGCAAAGCCTTTGCAGGTCTTCAATAGAAAAACCGTCGATATATCCTTCGGTTTTGAGTTCCACCCTCTCCGCCACATAATCACGGCGGTAGGTATCAGTTTTCGTCTTAATCTCACAAGCGCTACATACATTCATCGAAAGCAGTGTCTCGCCTATCTTCGTCACGGCATCGAAAGGCAGAATGCGGAAAATCATTCTGTAAGGTTTCCTGTCCTCCACATCGACACAGTAAAAGCCTATACCATAATCGGGGAGCCGCACCTTGTCTTTCGCCGGGACTCCCGTCCGTGCCTGACGCACCGTTTCGTTATTGTCGCGCATCCAGCGTCGCATCACCCAGTAAGGAATGTTCTTCATCGAGCAGAACGCCTTCAGATTGATACGTGTGTCGCGGTTTTTCTTCCTGTAAAGGTCGAACATCTGTCTGCACCTTTCTTTTGATATACACTTGTACTTTGTCATAGTCATTAAAGTTTCAGTCCCTTGATTTTCGATACCAGGTCCGGCAGAGAAGTCGTTTCCGTCTTCCTGTAAATGGAAGTCATGAACTTCCAGATACTCGCCTTCGTCACTCCCATTACATCGGCTATTGTTCCCAAGTCAGTAATGCCTCGCTGAATGTTCAGTACCACTCGTCTTTCCTGTTGTGTGAAACCGTATTCGGCTTTCGCTCCACAAATCACTTTATAATTGTCTTTGTTGCGCTCCGAATATCCGTTCCAGATACAGTAGGCAGCGTCGCGGCACATTCGCGGAAACTCAAACCTGAATTCCTTGCCGTTCCAGTCGGGCTGTTCATCATTCTCGCCAAAGCAGCAGGAAAGAATGATACGCGCCACATTCAGGCGGTAGGTTCTGAGGTCTTTCATCATTACGGCATAGAGCGAACGGTTGGTAAGCCTGATTTTCTGCTCGGCGGAACGGAGCACCGAAGGGTGGCGCTTTTCCATTTCCTCAATGAGGGAAGCAATGAAGTCGGAAGCCTCGGCGGAGTCGAACATAAAGCAGGTTCCCTCGCCTACTATCTTTATCAGGATTTCGCCTCCGGGCTGTAAAGAAGATTCAAATGGTTTAAGCATCGTTCACCTCCTCCGCCAACAGGCAGTCAATAAGATTTTCGATACCTTTCACCTCCCATTCCTTGAACGACCACGCATCAAACCTCTTGTAAACCGTAGGCCTTGACATTCCCAGCAGGCTCATGTACAAAACAAAAGTCTTGCGGTCGCAAGTCTTGAAGAAGTCTTCCATTTTATCGGGCGGCTCGACACCGGCTTTCGAGCAATACTCTTTAATACACAGTTCCACACCCTTTATCTCCCACTCCTTGAAACCGTCGCGGAAAAAGCGGTTATGCAAAGTGCCTTTCGTCATTCCGTACATACCGAAAAAGGCAAACAGCTTTTTCTTTTCTCTCGGCGTAAAGTCCGCAGAAGTAGAGTGCCCTCTATGATTAAGAATTTTTTCAAAACTATTTTTTCTCATCCGATAGAAAAATTTTAAATTTGAACAAATGTAATAAAATATTTTGAGTGCGAATAAAAAATTTAAAGCGTTTTTCTACCGACGCTTAAAGTTTTAACATTTAATAGAAAATAATATGTACGAATATAACCCCAAAGGTTTTGAAAAACACATAGAGAAAAAGACATTCTCCAAAAGATCATTGGCGGACGTCACGAAAGCTTCTATACCTACCGTACTCGGCTGGACGAATGAGGGGCGCGACCTCTACCTGTCAAAACTTCTGCAAATATGCAACCACTACCAGATACCTCTGGGCGATTTCATACGCGAGAACGGCGTACCTGTGTCGGCTGTCTATACTGACGACAAGAACCGTACGGAAAACATTCAGAGTGTTTCGCCTGAGACAGCCAGCAATGTGGCGGAAATAATGAGATATGAAGAGCAAATGGAGAGCCTCAGAAAACAGTACGAGGATAAGATGAACAGCATGGAGAAGGATTTCCTCACACGCATTGGCGACGTGAGAGAGGCAGCAGCGGAGAAATGGGCGAAGAAAAACGCGGAATCGCTCCAGGCAGAAAGAAAGTCGCTCGAAACGAAATACGAAAAACGTCTGAAGGAACAGAACGACGAGATAATGAGGCTCCGCGAAGAAAACGCCGTGTTGAAAAGTCAGGTCAAGACCGGATTCACGAGAACATATCCTACGCCGGACGTGCTTTCCGAACATGATACACGCGGCGCGAAACCATAAGCCTGTACATATTTATATATATATAAAGAAAGGGGATGCGAAATGGCTTGACGCATCCCCTTAACTTTTTGCCCACTTGGGTAAATAAGTATCGAATTCTGACGCAAAGATATAAAAAAACCTGCACACTCAAAATGCGCAGGCTAAAAGATATAGTGAAATGTTGTGTGGATTTATTTCTTCAGTTCCTTCACCATTTTCATAACGCTGTTCAGGTCGGCATCCTTGATACGTCCGTCCGCAGTGTGACGTTTCAGAAACTCCTTCACCGCAATGGCTATCACGTCCTGATGATCCAGACGGTAATAAACCTTCAGCAGTTGCAACTGCATGAACACGTCTTCCTCTATGGCGATAGTCTTTCGGATAACTTTCTTCTCCTTTTTATTCTCCTTTTCATCTTCCTTTTTATCATCCTTCTTACTCTCCGTTGCTCCCCCACCCTTTTCGGCAGTTGGCTTTGGCTCCGGATTATTTTCAGGTATGGCTTCCCCGGCTGTCTGAACCCCAGCTTCGGTCTGTGTCTGAGTGTCGGTTTGCACCAGGACTTCGGTCTGTACGGTCTGTTCCTGAACTTCTCCCGGATAGTGCAATGGAGCGGAAAAATCCTCACCTATACCCGAACCGTTTCCCTGAAGTTCTCTTTTTCTCTTCTGCAGGAAAGAACCCTCTTTCCCCGTCTGTGCACTTCTGCTTTTCTGAAAAGATACCATATAAACCTCCTTTCTTTATTCTTCGTCCCCGGTTTGCGAACCGATAGTCTTTTCCCAACACTCAGCCGAAACAGTTTTCCAATTGTCCGGTCGTTTCACGCCAAACAGTTCCTCTGCCAGCGACATATAATCCTCCGCGCCGTTTCCGTTCGGATCATACTCAAAGATATTCTTATAGAACATGCCCGCCTCCTTAAACTTGATAGACGAGCGGATTTTAGTATTCAGGAGTAACCCCTCCTCCGAAATTTCCTCTCTGATTTTTCGTGTGATTTTCGTACGGTCGTCGTACTTCGTGAGCAGATAGCCCTTTATCGTCAAGTCAGGATTCACCTGTTCCTTCACGTCCTGAATAGTCATGTCAAGTTTGATAAGTCCGTCGATTGACTCACCGGCACATTCCACCGGCACGATAATTTCATCACTCGCGATAAGAGCCAGATTGTTCATAAATCCCGGCGACGGCGGACAGTCCAGGAAGATATAATCGAAATCCCCGCAATACTTATGCAGCAGATTCCTTAATATCATGTACGGCGATTTGAAACGGTTCGGTTGAGTGACAAGAGCCTGCTCGATGTTTGAAACCTTCGGGCTTGACGGGATAAAACAGAAATCCTCATTGCCGGCATACCTATTATATATAGGAGCCGGAAGCTCGTTCTTCGTGCCCTCCGAAAGCATCCATTCATACAGAGTTTCCGCATCGCGTTCATTGAAACCGATACGGGTAGTAAGTTCATACTGCGGATCTGCATCTACTATCAAAACGCGTTTGCCGCACATCCAGAGTGCAGCCGCAAGATTAAAAGCTGTGGTTGATTTGGCCACTCCCCCTTTGAAGTTGACCACTGAAATAATTTTTGCCATTTTCTTATATGTTTAAATTCGACACTGCAAATGTAGGCAAAATTTAAAATATATACAAGTGTTTAGGTGATTAAGTGAGAAAATATTTAGGTGTGTGGTCACATAATCACACAAACACTTAATCACTCAGTCACCTTGGTGATTATGTGTATGGACATCTATATGCTTATACATCTATACACTTATATGTCTGCATGTCTGTGTATCTGTACACCTATACATCTACACATCTGTATGTTTGCGGAATAAGGGAACCTCGAAAATATAATAGGGGAACTTCGGATATTATAAGGGTAGCTGATATTATGATATAAGGGAACTCACTCCGGTGGATAAGCATCTTCACACCTCGGTGCGTAAACACACAATCATCAAGACACCTATTCATCTACACACCCAAGCACGCACTCACTTAATCACTTGTTTATATATGCACCCGGCTGTCTGTTCACACAATCACTTAATCACTCAATCACTCACGCATATAGTCATCTGTACACATACACATGCGAACATCTACACATACACACACGTGAACATCTGTACATATACTCACGCAAACATCTGTACACTTGCACACGCAATCATCTGTATGCTTGCGCACGCGTTCATTTCGGTGTATAGATGTTTAATCACTCAATCACTTACGCACCTGTTTAGGATTTATAAACATTTCGTGCGACAACCGCACGGCACAATAGAAAAATATTTTTGAAACATAAGTAATTTACCCGGAATTTCAGACAATTGGACAAATACAGCCCATTTTTGGGGCTTATCTTTCTGATATATAAATATTTAACGAAAAATCATCTGGACAAAACAAAGGGAATTTCAGACAAAATAGCCGTTTTTCGTTGTCTGGTAGTTGCGTTTTTTGTCTGAGAGGGTAGGGCAAACCCTTCTTTTTTGGGGGAACGGGGGAATTTCGGAGCAAAAACCGACGCAAAGCATGTTTTAGGCAAATCTTTAAATATGTTTACTCTTGTAATCATTGGTAAATTTCTTTCTCCGCTTCGTTTTAAACTTTTTCTGAATATAGAAACTAAAAACAGCAGATTTTCAAAACTCCTTCTGCACGAAATTCTGATAATCTGCTGCATTTCCGTATCACATTTATGTGGTGTAATCAGGCTCATTTCCATCTAGCGAACCTTCGATACCGAACACAAGTACACACTGCGCATCGAACTTGAAACGGTTGGCCCAGTAGCGTTGCATTCTGCGCGCCTGGTGACGGAACTCCATCGAAATGGCAGGTCGCTGCGTACTTCCCTGCTTTGCGTCCCATTCCATATACCGTATCTTATAGTCCGCACTCAACCGCCGTTCCACCTTACTTATAGGTCGGCCTTTGCCCACACCCATATCCACGAAATCAAGGTGACGGTCGTACCAGAAATCAATGCGCGAAGTGGAAACCTTGTCGGCAATCACCTGGCCTCGGAACGACTCCATACCTTTTCCGGTACTCTTCCACGAACCTGTACCCGCTTCCTCGTTTATCTCACGGTAGCCGGGATAAACCTCGTACGGGAAAATCTTCTGCGTCTCGAAGTTGTTCTCTATCGCTTCGAGTGCTTCCTGAATGATAAACTCCAACTTCTGCCTTGCAGAAATCGGTTTGACATAACCACGTATCGGCATAACATTTCAGTTTTAGAATTACACTTTAAGGAGGTCTTTCACCTCGTCGAAGCTGCGCATCTTCACCGCTCCGTCCTCATAACTTCCCACTACAATCATCGAACCGTCGTCCTCGGCCACAAGCACAAAGTTGAACTTTCCCGGAACGGGTGCTGCCAGGTCGGACATCTTCACCTTTTGCCGCGCGTCCCATTTCAGCTTTGCAAGCTCGGCCTCGCCAATCTCTTCAGGAGTTTTCCCAGTGGCGCGGATAGCTTCGTTCTCGGCATCGACAAAACGGCGCTTCCACATTTCGTTGGATTTACGGTAGCTGAACCATAAACCTATGCTGTAAAGGAAATTCTCCCAACGTTTCTTGTCGGCATAAAGATACACCAGTTTCGTGGAAATGTAAACTTCCGAAGCTTCCTCGCGTATGAACACGGAGCCGGAATTGACCAGCCTGTCGATGAAGAGTACTGCACGGTAAGGCGCGGACTCTTTCAGCAGGAATGATATGCTCTCTGCCTCGGATGATTCCGGGGTGGGGGAGACGGGGGTAGCAGAGAGGAGGGTTTTAAGTTTTTTGAGTAGTTTCATAGGGCTAAATTTCTGTAAAGTCTTTCATGTTGTGTTGGTTTTATGTGATTGATTATTGTTCGGTGCCGGTGCCGGGGGGTATTTCGGGCTTCATAAAGCCTACATATACTTTTTCTCCTAAATGGGGCACACCGTCATCATCTTTCTTTACAAATCTGCCGTCCTGGTCTATAAATACACCGTTTTGTTCAGCAAATTGCTGCCATTCTTCTTCCGTAACAGGTGTCCGGCCTACAGCCTTGGGTGATTCAGCAAGCAGACACAACGCAAATATAGCATAATTCACCATATCTATATAATTGGCCGCTATACCCTCGGACGCAATAGTATTCCCGTTGTTATCCTCAATCTGCTTAGTGCGGAAAACCTTGGAGAGTATCAGATCCGTTATTGTTTCCACACGCATATTGCGCCAAGCCTCGCCATAATCATGGTTCTTCTTTTTCATTACGTTAAAGCACTCAGCAAAGTGACTATCGTAAAGTTTCTCCGCCAAATCGATTGGCGTATCATTCTTTTCAGAAAACCCATCTTCAAACTGTATCAGTCCGATAATACCATAATTCACGATACCGATAAACTCACTTTCTATCGAATCGCCCACCAGGTTCTCGCCGGAGAGCTGCAGGCTACGGATGCGAGCCACTTTGATATATATCTGGTCGGTCACGGACGCCGGGCGTAGAATGCGCCATGCAGCACCGTAATCCTGCAATTTCTTTTTGAACAACTCACGACATTCATCAACCACCTGCATATACTGTTTGTATTCCAGTCTTTCTTCTTCTTCCTTATCCATAACGATTAATCTTTAAGTGATACAAATTTACCTTCTATCTTGCAATCACGAATGACATTTGCATTCTCATCGCCAAAAGCTATCAAAATACTGCCACATCCGGGCGACCCCCCCTACAACCATCTGACCTGTAGAACTTTATTCTGTGGCGCAAAAACTTCATGGCAGATGCCTTCTTGAAAATCACATCCTGAAACATCTTGCTGTCGCACCGGTTGAACAGAAGTGCAATGCCGTTTCCGTGTTCCGCCATACGGTTGATAAACTGCTCGATGAGCGGACGGGAGTAGGGAGGGTTGAGCCATACACGGCCAAACCACGGCTTAGAAAGTCCGTCGTCGTTCTTATTGTACATAGTGGCTGCTGTCTGCCATAACGGAACTACAGGCGCACACGGATCGAGGTCGAAAGGCCCCAGTGCGTCGAGTATTTCCTTCGGCGTGTACCATTCATCGGTACTGTTTGCTGATTTCTCAAATGTCGTGTTCATAATTGCAAATATATATAAAAGGATTGTTTATAAATGTCAAAATTAAGTACGGTTGCAATGCCGGAAAACTGCGGCTACAATTACGCAAATCTGTCATTGCAATAAAAAATTTCCCGCATTGCAATAAAAATTTTCTGTCATTGCAATAAAAAAATTCTGTTATTGCAATGAAAATATTCCGCGTCCAGAATATGCTGTAGAGCCGTTTTCGGTTTAATCGTAACCAAACCGAAAGGCTTTACATATTTTAACGGATTAATACTTCTTTCCGCCGTGTTTAAATGGCCGGGATTCGTTGTATTTCATCTTTTGATCAATGAACCAGAAGATGTCGATATTGCGGGAACGGCAGAAAGTGAAGATTTCATCCAGGTGTCCTATTATATAACATTGGAAAAGACAAAAATCTTCAACTATCTTATAAACAGCCTCCGTGAAAGTTAATTTTGAATATCTTGAAGTTTCATATTCGGTAGGAATGAAAATATCAAAATCAACATTATACACTCCGGCCATATCAAACAGTCTGATACAGGCATCTGCAAGTTCATCTTCAACAGTGTCTTTAATTCCATGTTTGAAAGCATATACAAATTCATCATTCGAGCGTTCTTTCATATTCATATAATTCTCAAACTGGTTCCGGTCTGCATACTTCCCTAATCTGTCTGCTTCCACTGCTTCCATGAGCTCGGACATTACCATACAAAGCCAATGCTCAATACTTTTCTTTTCTTCATGCCACCCGTGATTAACCGCATTCTGATAAACTCTGTCACGGTAAGAGTTCAAGTCTATTTCGTTTATCTGTTTCATATTCTACTGTTTTTCTTTTAACTTTTTCATCATTGCTTTAGAAACTGAAATACTTCTCCATAGTTCGTAGGCCTCTTCTTCGTTTTCAAAAACCATTTTTTCCGGCACAAAATTATTACCTAAAAATATAGGAATATATCCTCCCCACCAAACTTGCACATTATAAATATATTCTCCAGAGTCATTTTGAAATATGGCAGCTATATCTCCATCTGTTACCCCTCTTCCTGTTACAAAATATACATGTTGATGCAATTGGTATTGAGGTTCTTTTTTATCGTTCCTATCCATGTCTTCGATTTATTTCATACATAACAGCGTTACAAATGCAGCCCAGCCGGATAATGCTACTGAGTAAATAATATACTTTGCAATTTTCAAGAATTCTAACCGTCTGCTGTATTCTATCATTAATTCCTGCGGGGTTTCATAATCCTGATTAATTCTTTCCTGTACATATTTCGTGATAAAAGAACGAAGTCTGTCACGTAGTTCTTCGGAAATAAAGAAACGATCATCTTTATAAAATACCCAACTATCACAACTGAATGTCCTGGTAAGATAAACATCGCTTTTAGTGCGGACTGTTATTTCAATCCTTGCAGCGCCTCTTTCCTTATATAGATTCATTGCCCTTTCTTCTATCTGCTTTTCATTCAGACTGGCTTTATCTGCAAGCTGATTGTATTCTGATTCGTCTATTTGTATGATTCTTTGCATAACTGTTTGTCTTAAATTATTCTCTCAAAAACCTGTTATCTATATATCCCATTTCCTTGAATTTCTCAAAGAGAAAAATACAGCATTCTCCGCCGTCACCGTACATGCAGAATTTATAACCGCTTTTACGCTTAACTTCAAAAGAAATATGAAGACTTCTTCTTCTGGCTTCGCTGTTCAATTTATCTATATCTTCCTTATCCGGCATAATATTTGACGGAAACATTAAAGACAGTTTATCGAGCGTCCACGAAGGATAAGCGTCCCTGTCTTTCATCATTTTTAAGACGTCCGTTCCTGGTGTTAGATAATGCGTATTGCCGGATTTATTATCTATAAGGCAATCGGCTGTTGCAGGATTCAATCCCATTTCAATCAGCCTTTCGGACTGATTTCGTGTAGTAGTAGGTATTAAAAACATTCTCATGGTTATTTCTTTTTTAGATATTCTTTATTGAAATGATTTTTCCGTATCAGCCAGCCTATCATAGAAACTGCACATTCTATCGGATTGTCCTCGATATGTGTTCCTACAAGACAGTCGGCTGTGGATCTTCTTATCGAAAGAACATAGTCCTCACGACGCTTTATTAATTCAGGGTGATGTGGTTTATATCCCGATTTAGGATCGGGAACTTCAAACGGCATCATATCCAATAATCGGGAAAGACTCCACGACGGAGTGAGGTTTCGATAATCTAATGCTATTTCCAAATCGTAATCATCCCTCGCGATTATCGTGTGGCCGTCTTCTTCTATGTAACAGTCGGCAGTCTTTGGATTCAGTCCGGCTTTAAGTAGCGTTTGCGACTGCTGTTCGCTGGTTGTAGGTAGTGATTTAAAGTTCATTGTTGTTTTTATTTAAGATTCTCTTAATACGTTTTCTTCTCCAGAATATAGTTTATCCCTTAATTCCTCTAACTTCTGATGATCTTTGAACCATTCATCCAAAATATCTTTCTCGTTCTGTCTGTGTTCCTTGCATTCTTCTTTCAACTTCGCTATGATGCGTAACAACCTGCGGACTTTATAAATCTCAGTTTTCATTATGAGGTAGCCGAAGTATGCCACAAGGAATGTGAAGCATAGGAGAGAGGTTACTGTTATGATTGTAATATTTGTTGTCATGAGTTTAAGTTTTATCTTTATAGAAATCTTCTATTGTTTTAGTTATGGCCTGAAGTAGCTTGACGTTCAGGAGTGCCGGCATTCTGTTTGTTTCATACTCCTGCATAAAAACTTCTCCGTTCTGATATTTCAAAGATGCTTTTATATTGACAAGTTCAAAGGCCTGCTTTGATTCCTTCAGTGGCGGAGGTGGTGGTAAATTTACAAAAGCCATACTGTCGCCTGGAAGACTTGCTTTTATTTCATTCTCGTTCTTTTTCATAATTAATATTTTTTATTCTGTTTCTTTATCATTCTTTCTTTTGCTCTGCGTTCACGTCGGCTTGCCTTACCGTCTTTGAAACTGCAATCAATCATTGCTGGGAATTCCGGTTTGGGCTCCAAAACATAAATTGGTGGAGTAGGAGAGGGAGAAGCAGGAGAGAGACGGGCGAACCCGTGTTCTTCAAGACAGTCATTCAATATTTTTGCAAGTCTTTCTGTCTTTTCTTCATTCTCTTTTTGAATCAAATCTTGTGTTTCCTCTATGTATGGCAGATTCTCAAAATTATCAACATTGTATTCATCGGCAACCTTTTTCAATCTTTCTTTAGCCTGCTGATAATCAGAATCTGAAAGGACTCCATTGTTATATAAATTATTTAACCCAATTAAACTCCTTCTGATATGACCACGGTACATATCCCGTACCTCTTCTATCGGTCTTTTACCGCATTTTTCTGACATTTCATCCATTTGTTCTGAGAATTTTTCAAGTTGTTCTTCTGTTAACGGTTCTGGCTTAGGTCTTGTTCTTGATGATAGATATAAACCCAATATTATGGAGTCGTAAACATCATCTTCGTCTGAGAATTCATCTACTTCCGAGTATGGAGAAAACTTCCGAAGCAAGTCGCGTTTATATTCTTTATTCATGTCCAAAATGTTTGGTTAACACATCTTCAAATTTAGTATTATCGTCATAAACGAAAGAAACGCCGTGTATCTGTCCTATGGACAATTTGATATTATGTTTCTCTGAGAACTTGTTTATTCTTTTACGAATACGTTCATTCTCTGCTTCAGTTATCATTTTGTTTTCATACAAAAAAGATCGAGTATTCATCATTAAGGCAAGTTTGCATCTTAAATCTTTTTCCTCTTGTTCTTTAGATTTCAACATAAATACATCCTTTCTTAATAAACTTCATCCATATTCATTAAATAGACCTCTATTGCTTCGAGCGCATCTTCCAGCGTAACGTATGGCGTATGTGACTTCCTCCTGTTAATACGTCCTTTCTCGTCTATAAAATCTCCTGACGGAAGCAAAGAAAGATTATCTGTTTCCCATTCTTTCTTATTGTTGCACCAGACTTTCATCTTACTTTCAAGGAAAGCTAAAGCTACATCCTTTGCATCTACATGTTGCGGTACAAGATGAAGAGCTTCTCCTTGTTTCTCTTCTTCGGGTTGCGAAAGATGATCGCTCCACGGGTCATCGCCAAAGAAAAGGCAGTCAAAAAAATCTGAGCGAAATAGTTTTTGGGCAGGAGTTTCCGGTTCTTTATGTTCAAAATCCTTAGCGGAAATTCGCAGGCTTTGTCGGAAGCACTCGGCCGGACTTCCTGCAGGAATATTTAAAGAAAAGTTATCTGATTGTTTCATAATCATTCATGATTGAAATGTTCTATTAGTTCTTCGGGTGTCAATTTCCTATATAATTCATGAAACGTAGTGCAATCCTCAATATATTTAACTCTACACAACAAAAGCCAGTCAGCTTCTGCCGCTTTGAAATATTGCATGAAGTCGTTATCGTCCCTAAGCGCTGCTATCGCAAGAAACAGTTTTTCATTTTCTCCACAGTCAAGGAACTTTTCTTTGTTTGCAGGTTCTTTACACCATATACCTGCATAATCAGCTTCAGATTCAATAACCGTACACCAATCTGCCGGAGAATCTTTGTTCATGTCTAAATCGTACACATGATACCCAAGATTAATAAGTTTTTCTCTAAGCTCCGGAGAGTTTTTCCTTATAAAACATGATTGTGTAAACATAATTTATTCCTCCACATCTTTAGCATTATCGTCGTATGTAAAATTCACTGAATCTATTTGCGCACGCGATATTTGGATTTTATTCTTTTCTGCAAACTGCATTATCTTTGAGTGAATGCGGTCGTTTTCGGATTCTGTAATCATATTATTAAAATGCAGGATAGAGCGGGCGTTTATCATTAAGGCGAGCCTACGCCTTGAACCAGATGTATCTGTATCATTATGTTTGTCCGACATTCCTCCCGTCTGCTCCTCCGTTTCTTCTTCAGGCGCTTCCTTCTGCTGCGCGTCCTGTTCTTTCAGTTTCTCTATTACCATTTCTACGATTTCTCCGGCTGTGGCATTCTCTACTTTCGGGGTAAACAGTTCGTCGTCTTCAATGCGTAGATTAAACTCGGATTCTATATCCATACAGATTTGCACCTGGTCTATGCTGTCAAGTCCGGCATCATCGCGTAGCAACGTGTCCGATTTTATTTCTATGTCGGTGTATTTCTCGATTATGCGAAACACCGCTTTTCTAATTTCATTTGTTCTCATTGTATCTGAAGATATAAATACTTTGCTTTTTCAGTTCTTCTGCCACTTCGCGGAGTCCGGAGAGAGAATTCATCACTTCTTCTCTCTGCTTTGCTGTTTTGCGATCCGCACTTATGGCTGCTTCCTTTGCGGCTCTCTCCAGTTCTTTCGTCAGCTTTTCGTTAAGCTGATATTTTGCTTCAAATGCGCTGTCCGCTTCGTGAAACAGTTGCTCGAAACGGTTTCCCCTCTCAACGGGGTGGGAGGGGAGAATGCACATTATTACGGCTATTATTGTGTCTTGTATCATAATGTTCTAATATTTACAAATTTCTCTTCTGTTATAACATACTCCTGTTTTCTTGCCGCATAACGGGCAAATAATATACTCACTATCTTCCAAATCGAAGAAACTTTCAGCCGGAGCTTCGCTTTTCTGTATATGCTCCGACGAAAATTCTAATTCCGCTCCGCAATGCGTACATTCCGTGTGATACCACGTAGGCTCCTTTTTGCCCTTGCTTAAAACTTTTATACGTTTGCTTCTGTCCGACCGTTTCTTCCATAGCATGTAGATACCTATTACTATTATATTTAAAACGAGGATTAATGCTATAAGCAAAAGGACGTTTAATTTGATAGATTCAGCCATATCAAAACACTTTTTTCATTGTTTGTCCTCCGTATTATTCAACCGTTTTTGTATAAACTCAATAGTTGTCTTTACGCCTCTGTCCTGACCTCTGAGAAGTCCTTCGTAATAGATAATCAGAGAACCGAACATTATTAAGATTACTCCTACTCCTAATCTCCATTGAGGGAACTCAATTTTGAAAGGCTTGAAAGTGATTTCTATTCCTGAAAGGGCTATAAACATAATGATTAACACTATGGTTGGGATAATTAAACTTTTTGCTGTCATAACTGTTGTTCTTTTAAATCGTCCGTTGGATAAAATTCCACATATTCAGGATTCCTTTTCAGGAAATCCTTGTCTGCTGTAGTGATAACTCCTTCGGTTATCACTGTTATTTCTCCCTTGAAATCGTCTATCAGGCTGCGACGGAAACCGAGGCGTTCAAGTCCTGCAATCAGGGTAGGGGAGTTGTAGTTTATAAAAGCTTGCTTTTTCGATGTTGTCATATTACTTTCCTTCAATAATTCTTATTACCTCATAATAATCAGCCATACAAATTCGATAAAGCTCGCCTGTGCTTACTTTGATGTAATATTTCAATCCGTCCTTATATACACTGACTATAGCTGATAGATTTAGAAACATTTCGTCTGTTTTAGACTTGCCTTCTCTTCTGTTGTCAAGAAGACCATTAATCTTTATAAATTTATCTTTTGCCGGTTTGATACTGTTTGGAACTGTTAGAACTGCTGTAGAAGTACCGTCTTTTTCTTCTTTAGACAAAACGGTCGAAGGTAATTCAAGCATTAAATTTTCGTCACAATCAAATCCGTCTAAACGGTATTTGCCTTCTTTGGTGTATGTTACAGCTTTTTGTTTGATGTTTGCAGTTAATAATGCTACTATCGGACAATCTCCTATTTGCGCATCCATACATAAAATCTTAACAGCATAGTTCCCTTCTGTAACTATTCTTCCTTCCAATTCGCCTTTATATATCTTCTTAGCTTTCTCTATATCGAAAGGTACTTTTACAAATTCTTTTGCCATATTGTTTACTGTTCAAAATAATTACTACACTTAAAAAACACTTAGTTCCTTTATCAATTTACTTAGCATCTTGTCACCTATATTATACGGTACTTCTTCTACCATTAGAATATATTCCTCACCTATATAACGGGAAGATGTAACGAAATATCTGCCATTGAACCGATATGCGTAGTGTGTCTCCTTTTTGCCTGTATCAGGATTCGTGACATTCACCCGATAAAGATTATGATCTATATCAAACCTTGCAAGGAACCTCTGGAAGTCCTCATATCCTACAGTCTTTTCGTTTGGATAAAGTTTACTGAGCTTTTCCTTGCATTGATTGTGCAGGAACCTTATCTCTGAAACTCTAAGCTTATGAAACACATTATCTATAAACTTACCCCACAAACCTTGCCTCAAATGGCTGCCGCGTGCTGCGCTTTCGAGCAACCAGAACATTTCATGTTTATCTAAATCAATCAACATAACTTTTTATTTTTCAAAATACTTACCACACTTAAATCCTTTTCGTGGCTCAAAATCCTTAAACTCGCATGACTTGAATATCCACTTCTTGTCTGCCCAGCTTGCCATATCCTTTTGCCATTGCGGTATCACCTGGTGAGGATTGTTCACGTCGCGGTATGGCTGGCAATGCGGATAAAACCGTCCGCCTCTCTGTTTCCAGTGGTTTACGCGCCGGAAAGCTTCGTCGAAATCGTCCAGAAGAATGCAGTAGAAAAAGTATTCGCCTTTAAAACCGTTTTTCTCCAGGAGTGATATGGCTCTTTCGCAATCGTCTATCTGTCCGGGAGTGTCGCACCCGAAACGTATTCGCTTTATCCATTTCACCTTTGAAAGGAGTTTGGCTATTTCGGGAGTAACCAGACGGGCATCAAGTCCCTGATTGAAATCTACCCGATATTTCCGCTTCACTATCTTTTCTATCTGACTGATACCGTAATCGCTTGCCAGCACGTTGTTATCCATGAGAATAAGATTGTTCCGGCCGTCAATGGCTATTTCTTCCACGTCCATATAAGGAGCTATCTTACCTTCTTTCTTCGGAACGACGCACCATTTACAGCGGTTCGGACAGCCGCGGGTGAGGAATCCGTATGCCACATTCTTTTCTATCGATCCATATATGCTGTAGTCTGGCTGCACGGTTTCAATATCCTTTGGCAGACACTTCTGTATGTCGTAGCCTGTTCCGCCACGTTCCACCTCGTCGGCATTGATGTAATATCCGTAATCGGGAGTGAAACTGAATACCTTTGCGGCATAAACTTTGTCGTAATGCTCGAAAGGGGAGTACCATTCCACTTCATCGCCGCGCTGCTTATGGTATGCGGAAATCTTCATAAGCGCGAGATTGGGATAACTGCTGTCAACCGAAAGCAAACCTATCTTCATACAAACACCTTACTTTTACTCTCGAACACCATTTTCTTGTCGTACACCACAGCTACATGGACTTCCGCCTGACAGCCTTTCGACGAGTGCCAGCCGTTGCACACATAGATGCCTTCGCACTCTATCAGGGCTTCGATGTCACGCCCCATATAGTAGGAGTAGGGGCGGTCTTTCTCATTACACACGTCGAAGGGGGTAATGGCTTCCACACTGTCGTTCTGTATGCGCTGCTTCACTTCCTCCGCGCGTTTCTTCACCTGCTCGATGTCGTGCCCTGAGATAGGCAGACTGATATATACTTTCGTCTTTTTCATCAAATCCACAATTTCCTTAGTTTAAAGATTCCAAAGCCGATTAATACTCCATGCGCCAATATCCCGGCTCCTATAAGATATTTCTCCCACCAGCGCATTTTCCGCTCCACTTCCACTGTCCTGACTTCTTCCACGCTGCTGCTGCGGTTCACGGTTGTATCTGCCACGGGAATGTACACCGTATCGCGGAGAACGTCGAAGTCTATCATCAGCTTGCCAAGCGAATCGAGTTTGAACTTCAGACGCGCGTTCTTGCTGCATTCCTGTTCGTACCAGTCGAGGAGGACACGTCCGTTTTCGTCGCACCGCATGAGGGCTTTTATCCTTGCCGAGTCTGCCGGAGATACCACGGGTACCACACGGTTGCGTATCACTGTATCGCCGCGAAGGGTGATGATGCGTGTGGTGCCGGTCTG